TCTGGGAAGGAATCATCTACTTGCTCTCTAAATTGAACAGCAGATTTTGATAACCAAGTTTTCATTAGCCAAGCAAAACTTGAAGTTCATCAACCGTCAAACCAAGTCTTTCGGCAATGGCTTGGCGTGCTGCTGATTTGATATCGGCTTCAACTTTTAATTTTGCGTTTGTTTTTTCTAATGCTTCTCTTTCTTTTTTTTCAAAAGCAGTTTCATCACGCTCAATTATTGTTTCCTCGCCTGTTGATACATTAACTTCTTTTTCAATTATTTTCATATTACGCTCCATATACATATAGTGTGCCAGCATCAAAGTTTCCAGATGATGAAAGCAAAGAAATTGAAGAAATTGTTGAAGTGCCTTCATAAGCACCCATTGATGCTAATGCACGGCTGCTAGTTCCTGCTGCATAAGAATTTATATGAGCAATTTTAAAACCTGCACTATTGCAACCAAAAATGTGTATATAAGCAATAGTTGCGCTTGTGTTGTTATCACTTGTTAAAGTAGCAACTGTAAAACGAGTTTGATCTAATAACGACCCATCTGAATCTGCTGAAGTTGAAGATAATCTTTGAACATTTGCATAACCATAATTCGCACCTGAATCTGCATTTAATCTTAGTGATATAGCGGAGCCAGCATTTGCAGTTGAAGCTTCGGCAACAAGTATAAATAATTCATTTTTACCAGAAATACCAGAAACTGTAATCGTGGTTGCACCAGTTAAAGCAGTTCCACCAGCATTGATTAACTGATAATTTGGTGATGCTCCTGCTGTTGCCCATTTAAGTCCAGTTGCTTCTGTGCTGTCGGCTGTCAAAACTGTTCCGTTTGCACCGACACCTAATCGACTAACTGTGTCTGCTGCCGTTGCCGCAATGATGTCGCCTTTAGCATCAACAATAGTTTTAGCAATTGCTGCGCTTGCATTGTTAAAAACTGTGGTGTCAATGGCAGTTCCAAGCGTGCGAATCGCTGCTGCGCCATCTTTGACCAAGTCTGTATCGTCAGGGGTTTCCCAACTGTAATTGGTGGTATTTGCCATTTTTCTCCTATTGTCAGGCTACGATTGTAGCGTATTCCCATGTTAAAGTGTTGTCTATCGTGTTCCAAGCCTCGGTAGCTGGTACGGTATTCCATCGCATTGCCACTTGGCTAAAATTGACAGGCGATAAATTGATGGTCAGGAATAGTTCATTAAATCTAGTGCTCCAACGCCAACCTTCAACATAACCTTCAAATGCGCCATTACTGATCTGAGTTGGTAGATCTGTGATGTGGATTGGCTGACCTACAAATATCGTTAAAAGGGCATCTCGATCTGCGTCATCAATTTCAGGGTTTGTGATTGGGAAAGTAATGCTGTCAAAGGTTGGGTAAGGAAAGGCTCTTTGAGCGATATATCTGTCAGCAACTTCCTGAGCATTGTCGGCATCATGGATTAAGCTGTTAATCGTTTCTGATCGGTAGCCATAGGTAGCAATTGATTCTGCGCTACTTGCAGTCTTTTGAGATCCAAAATTGTTGCCGTAATTGATATAAATATCATTGCGAACATCTGAACCTTTAGTTATTGTTCGAAGTCCTGCCCCAATAGCATTATTGGCTGAAAGTTCGGTGTATCCATTAGCTGCTAAATAAGTCTGCCTGTGGTCTGCATCTGCGTAGCCAATGTTTCCTTCACTATCCTCATAAAGATAACCAAAGGCAGAGTTAGCAATTGCTGAAGCAATGTTGTAAATAGTATCAGGCGCAACGCCACGATTTTCCATTTCATAAAGTCCAGGAGTATCGACCTCACCAAGTCCAATGTTTTCCGCATTTGCCCAAGTAATTGCAGGATCATAAGCAGCCCAAGTTTCAGCAGCTGATACCTCGACCCAAGTATTAGTTAAAGAATAGGAAAGCAAGGTCAGCATTTGATCGCCGTCAAAATCTTGACTTAGCGTGCTGTCATAAACTTCTTTTGCAAGTTTAACTAACGCACCCATTGCTAAAATTGAATAACTCACAACAGTTGCAACCGAGCCTGTAGTTGCCACTTCAACAGTTATGTCTGTTATGTTGCCACCGAATAAAGTCTTATATGTTCCTGTGCTGTCTTTAACTTGCAAGGTCATTCCATCATTAATAGCAAATGGCAATGTTTGACCAGATAGGGCTACAACCTCAACCTGTAAATAGGATGGGTTTGGCTGAGTATAAATATCATCTCGACCTGCTTGATGAGCAATATCTGAAATGGCTATGTCGGTGTAATCAACTCCAGCGACAGTTAATTTCCAGTCAGGTGTCCAGACTGTCATCAGCCACCCTTAATGCCGTTATTGTAAAGCTGAGGAACTGATCTTGATGCGCTTTGATTTAAGACCTTGGCAACAGCTCTAGCAGATCCTTCAGGATCAACCGATTGAACTTGAATGTTGTTATTGATAATTGTTTGTCCCGGAGCACCTTTACCTGATGCTGCACCACCTGCAAACTTAGGAGTTTCACCTGTTGCAATCGCTACTGAACCAAGACCAACGGCTGCTGCTGCGCCACCAACTAATAATGAAGTTCCGCCTGTTGCAAACGCTGTGGCAACTGATGCCGCTGCTGCTGCGTTGCGTAAAGCAACCATGGCTGCAACTAATGTCTGAACTGCTGCAACAAATGCAAGAATCTTATTGACCACAAAAACTGTGGCAATGATGCCTCCAAGAATTAGCAGTTCATCTTTGATGCTGATTACAAAAGATATAGTTGATTTGAGTTGCTGCCCAAACTCATAAGCACCTTGAGTTGCTTCAGTAATGCCGGCAGATACGCTATCAGTTCCAGTTAGTCCAGCAGCCAATGCTTGAACATTGGGAACAACTGTGGCAAGTAAGTAATCTGCAAATTCTTTAACAATAGGCAATAAAGCCACGCCAATTTGCTCTTTAGTTTCGTTTAGGGCAATGGTTAATTGCTTGAACTTAAATTCAGCGTTGGTTGCTTCATTGGCAATAAATCCGTTATATGTCTTGCCTAACTCTTTTGTGATTTCATCGAATGATTTAGTTTTAAGAGTAGCTGAATCAATACCTAAACCAAGTTTGCCTAAGGCTGTGGTATTGCCATCATAAGCCCGACCCAAGGCATTACTGACTGCCTCTAATGGCTTACCTGTGGCAACTGATATTTCTTGAGCAAGATTGAGCAATTCCTGCGCTTTAGTAATGTCATTGGTGGATCTGATTAAACGGCTTAACGCTGGTCTTAAAACATCATCGGTGGTAGCAGTCGCAATTGATTGTTTTGTAATGTATGTGTCGATCGCTGCAATCTGATCCTCAGTTGCCTTGGTGTTTGATCGAATAGTTTGTTCAAGTTTTTTCCGTGCTGATTCATCCTCGGCAGCAGCTCTTGCAGCAGATATGGCAAACGCACCAGCAGCAGCACCAACAGCAGCAAATGCCAATGCAGCCTTTTTGCCAAAATCGGCAATTTGATCAGCTGATTTATTGACTACCTTTTCAGCATCATTTAACCCTTTTTTAAGGTTATCAATATCAGCTGCTAATGCAAGCGTTAAGGTTCTTGAATTACTTGCCATCAGCAAACTCTTTTCTAATATCTAACAAAATTTCCTCAAACTCTTTAATTATAGTTGGTTGTAAATGTCTAATTGTAGGATAGATAAACCAACCTCTTGAACCTGGTCCTTTTGGCATCGGTCCAGACCATCTTGGAAATTGCGGATATTTACTTGAACCAAATTCAGATGCTGCACCAATACCAAGTCGATTGCCTTTTGTATCATTACGAGTGTTAAATTGAGTAGTTGCTCCACCTGAAAATTTTTGAGATGCAAAACCAAAAGATACTTCACCAAGCAATGAAGATTTTTTTACTTTACCGCCTTGAGCCACACGATCGGCAACCTTGCCTCTTGATGCAGCAACTCGCCTAATTTCACTTAATTCTCTTTGTGCTAATTCGCCAACGCGACGCTTGGTTTCCTCAACTGCAATTTCGCTCATGTTTCTAATTACTTTTGCGAATTGCGCTAATTCTTTTTTGTCATAGACTATTAGGGGTTCGGTGCTACTTGCCATGCCGTTCCTCCAATATTTCTATAGCTGTTAAAATATCCTCTGCATCAACCCATTCACTCATTGGTATTTGTGTGGCTATTGCCAACTCAACCAATAACCTGTTTAGGCTTCCTGCCGGGTGGCTTTTGGGTCTGCATCACCGACAATTACATCGCTGATTGTTTCCATCCAAGCCTCAAATGGTTTAACTGGTTTTCCAGCAGATTCACGCTTATGAGCGTTGTATGCCAAAAACATAAGATCCCACATGCCAAGTTTATCTTTTGCTTGGCTGATGGTATGACCAGTTTGCTTTTCCCATTTTGCCCACTCAGGCGGTTGGGCTACATAAGTGGCTTGCTCGCCTGAGTTATATTCAATTGTAATTGGTAGTTTCATTTTGCTCCCGTTGTTAGATCTTAACTAAATGTTTCTACTACTGCGCCCTTTGAAACTGTGAAAGTAAAAGAAACAGTTTGAGCATCAACACCTGATCCACCAGCTGTTGGAAACTCTGGCTTTACTGGAAACACAAATTGCGCTCCTGATGCAGCTGTCAAAGTCATGCTGATATCGGTGTCTGGTGCAGTTTCAGCAGCAGCCCATAGTGCCTCGCAAACTGAGTTTGCCTTGCCCCAATCTGCCAACATGTCCAATTGGAATGTTCCTGAAACATTAACTGTCTTGTAAGCTTCGCCTTCCATAGTCTGATAAACCTGACGATCATTGACTTTTGTTAGAACTGCGTTTGTCGCCTGTGCTTGAATATCTGTTCCACCTGTGAAAGATAAACCAACATCACGACCGGTAATTACGACTGTTGCCATGATTTCTCCTTATG